GAAGATGTTCCTGCAGATGTTGCAGAGAATTGGATTGACCAACTAACTATTAAACAGTTTAACGAAGAACTAGCAGATGTATTTCCTTATATTTACAAGCTAGTTAGTGAAGCAACAAAAGCAAAAGAATTAAATGCAGACGACTTGATGTCTGAAATGGATTGCTGGGATGGTTACAAAAAAGACGGCACACAAGCAGGCACAGGTAAGAACAAAGGTAAACGTGTAAACAAATGCGTACCAGAAGAAATTGCACTAGAGCAAGGCTTTGAAGAAATGATGGGTCAATTTGCAGAAGGCTCAAATCCTGCGGTAGAACAAAAGGTAATGAAATTATTTAAAGACTTTGATCTCGAAGCAAACGAAATTGGTGCATACGGTGATCCGGACATTAAGAAAGCAATGCAGTTAGTACAAGCAGGTAAGATCGAAGACGCAGCAGATGTAGTTGCTGGCGAATACTTTGGTGATGATGGTGAAGAAATTCCTGCTATTAACGGTATGTATACAGATCTAGTACAAGATTTGCTCTACGTTACTGGTGCTGACGGATCACCTCAAGAAGGCAACGACAAGGAAGAAAAAGAACAGAAGACACCATTAGGCGAGTTCATCCTTAGTTACTTTGACAAAGAGTCAGGGCAGTTTCCAAAAGGTGAAACAGCAGTATTGACAATGATTGAAAAAGACTACGGCGAGCAGTTTATAGAACCTGCGAAACAGTTTATCGAACAGATTAATGCTAAGTTTGAAGAATTCCAAATGCGCACTCAACCACAACAAATGGAAGCACCAGATACAGGCGATTATGACAGAATGAGAGAGTTAGCAGGGTTACGTTAATCTGCTAACACTCATAAGTTTTTAAGTTTTTCTTTAAAAAAGACTTGACAATCGTTATAAACCAGTATATAATTATTACTGTGCTATAACACTTTAAGGCACTTGTAGCAATAACGCTACAGCACATAGGCATAACATTTAGGAGGCATATACTATGGCATCATTAGCAGAAATCCGAGCAAAGCTCAAAGAACAAGAAGCCCGCTCAGGCGGCAACGCACAATCATCCGGTGGCGGTGACAACGCAATTTACCCATTTTGGAATATTAAAGAAGGCGAATCAGCAACGATGCGTTTCTTACCAGATGGCGATACTGAGAACACTTTCTTCTGGAAAGAACGTTTGATGATCAAACTTCCATTCGCAGGTATTAAAGGTGAAACTGATTCACGCCCTGTACAAGTACAAGTTCCATGTATGGAAATGTACGGAGAATCTTGCCCAATCCTTTCAGAAGTACGTGGTTGGTTTAAAGATCCTTCATTGGAAGACATGGGTCGTAAGTACTGGAAAAAGCGTTCATACATTTTCCAAGGTTTTGTAACTGACAATCCGTTACAAGAAGACAAACCAGAAAATCCAATCCGTCGATTTATTATTGGCCCACAAATTTTCCAAATTGTTAAGGCAGCATTGATGGATCCAGATATGGAAGAATTGCCAACAGATTACACTGCTGGTGTTGACTTCCGTCTTAACAAGACATCTAAAGGTGGTTATGCAGACTATGGCACAAGCAATTGGGCACGTCGTGAGCGTCCACTAAGTGATACAGAGATGCAAGCAATTAACACGCATGGTTTGTACAACTTCAATGACTTCCTTCCTAAGAAGCCAGACGCAACTGCGGTACAGGTAATCAAAGAAATGTTTGAAGCGTCAGTAGACGGTGAAGCATATGATGCAGATCGTTGGAGTAACTACTTCCGTCCTGCAGGTGTTGCAGCTCGCACAGGCGATCCTACTCAAGCAGCATCTCCTAATGCAACAGCAGTTAGTCAAAGTGCTCCTGCACCACGCCCTGCTCCAGTTGCTGAAGAAGCACCATTTACTCCAGACCCAGTGCCTGCAACGCCTGCTCCTACAGCAGAAGCAGCACCGGCAACAGGCGGTGCACAGGACATTCTTGCAATGATCCGCTCACGTCAAGGACAGTAAAAACAACGCTGTAGGCTTGTATTTTTAGAAACAAGTCTACAGCCTTTACAGCTTTTTTAGGAGAAAACATGGCTAAATCATTTGACGTTAGCAAGTTTCGCAAGGACTTGACTAAAAGCATCTCAGGCGTGAGTGCTGGATTTAACGATCCTACTGATTGGATTTCAACAGGATCATACGCATTAAACTTTCTTATCAGTGGCGACTTTCACAAAGGTGTTCCGCTAGGTAAGGTAACTGTG